CAGCCCTTGTAAAACAAGCCTTTCAGAGAGTGTTCGCCGAAATCCCCCAATAGCGCACACTGATCCTCTATGGTCGAAGTACCGACGATAGGAGTAAAAACATGACCGAAACGAAAGTCTTTATCTACGAGGTAGGTCGGTGCAACCTTGACAACGGACAAGAAATCCTTGTCCAGATCTTTCGCCACGAAGACACACACAAAATCATCCGCGCACAAATAGCCTTCCGCACTTTGGCAGGCGACTCTTGGGGCGTACCAACAGAATTGGACTTTGAGAAATGAGCTATTTAACGATCAAAATCTTTGCATGGGTAACTTTAGGACTTTGTCCTTTTGTGCTTCTCTGGGACGCTTCTGAGCCGTCTCAGGGCATGTCTCAAGCCAGTGCACAGACAAGTTATGCCACTATTCCACTAGCACCCCTGCCGACCACGACCTCGAGCACTACCCCAGTGACCGCTTGCGTAGGAGCTCTCAACCTTGCCTTAAGTGTTGGCTGGCCTGAATGGGAAACACCGACTTTGATGCGCGTACTTAAGCGTGAGTCAAATTGCACGCCGACCGCGTACAACGGCAAAGACACAGCAGGCGGATCCTATGGTCTAATGCAGATCAACGGATTCTGGTGCACCCCTTCGACATACTGGCCTGAAGGCTGGCTGCAAACGAAGGGAATCCTCACAACATGCGATCAACTGCTAGACCCAAAAATAAACCTGATCGCAGCTCTCGCAGTGTGGCATAATTCTAATTGGAAACCTTGGAATCTTCCGAAGTGACCGAAGAGCAATATCCCGAAACAGGAATCACAGAGGAGACCCGACGAATGTATCCCGAAACTTACAGCGACAAATACAACAAGGTATTCATGCAATTTGTAGACGACATCTTTCGTCCTAATCATGTACCTGCACCAAAACACTCGCACGACATCCTTCTCGATGAGCTGGCGATCATGTACGACGCAAGCATGGAAGCAGGCGGAGAGCAAGCGCGCTTTAATGCGGCAGTCATTCGAGCCGCGATCAATGTGATCATGACATGCACAAAATAATTTGCAAAAGGTGTGGACTAGAAATGCACGGAACACCGCACGCCACTAACCCGACAAAGATCCTTTGGAGTCACCCAGACCTCAAAGCATGCAAGAAAGTGAAACCGATCAAATGAACGACCTACAACTCTTCGCACCGACACGCGGACTCGGGCAATACCGAGAAGAATGTGCAATAGACCGCAACACGGTCATCATCTCACCATCAGCAAAACCGACTTCGGCTCTTGCAGCTCTTAACGCTTTGCCAAAGTCAGGCTCAAAGCGTCGGCGCGTTTACGAATACTTAAAACAGTGTGGCGGAGCAACCGATGAAGAGATTGAGCGCGCACTGGGCATCTCTGGCAACACGGTACGACCCACTCGAGGATCCTTGGTTAAAGACAAGTTTGTCTACGCCACAGACCTAGAGCGACCAACGCTTGCTGGCAACATGGCGATCGTTTGGAAGGCGCGCTAATGGCACATTTTGACCTATCGCTTTATGAGACCGTTGCACAGCGTCTAGAGCGCTTCTGGACTGCCTACCCACAAGGGCAAGTAGTAACGACGATGATGCACTACGACGCGTCTACGGTCATATTCCGATGCGAGACCTATGACAACGACGGACGCATTATTGCTCATGGCTGGGCAGAAGAAGTCATGGGAAATAGTCCAGTGAACAAAACATCCTTTCTAGAGAACTGTGAAACATCAGCGATCGGACGCGCTATTAGTAACGGCCCACTCGGTCACACTGGAGAGCGCGCATCAAGTACCGAGATGGAGAAAGTGAACCGCGTTAATAGCACGCTTGCACCTGACACATTCGGCGGTGCTACACCTAAACAGATCGCCTTCTTAAAGTCGCTTGCGCGCGGTAAAGCATGGGACGACTTTCAGCTGCTTGAGTTCATTCACAAAACTCTTGGCGTGGATGATGTAGTGATCGAGACATTGTCATCGGGACAGTGCCGGGTACTAATTGACAGGATGAAACTATGAGCAACCCGAACGACCAGTACGACCGACTGCACGATCATTGCCAAGCCTTAGCGCGCGAGCGTGATTACTTAGAACGCTTAGTCGCAGAACTTAAAGTCGAGTTGGAATCAGCACGAACATTGCTTGGACTAAACAAATGAGTCGCACAGTCTGGGCGCTTCTTGGCGTGACACTAATTTGGGGAATCCTTCTAGTTAGGTCAGACAAAAAGAAACGCTAAACACTTCTACAACTGGCAAGCATCAAGGCCGTATCACCTTCGCAAGTGACGGGGCTAATCCAAGGGAACTTGGTTAGATCGGCGCGTCCAAAACTTGCAACACGAAAAGGATTGGCAAAGCGTCGAAGCGCAGTGAGTAAAGGAATTGAATAGGGAGTCCAGTGTGGCAACGGACGGGGGGCTCTTCAGGGGTCTGTCTTGCATTACGCTTGAAGATGACATACCACAAACAAACTCAACAGACTCGAGCCCGACATGCAACACACTCACAGCAACTTGAGAGCAAGCGCGACAGCGCGCGCTAGCAGGTATTAAAACTATGGCACGCCCACTAACCGAATACGACAGCAAAAGATACAAAGCAGCAAGAGCCGAACTACTCCGAGACGAACCAACATGCCATTGGTGCAGACGCGCCAAAGCAACCGAACTAGATCACCTAGTCGAGCATGATGAAGGCGGAACGATTGACGATGGATATGTACCTGCATGTAAACCTTGCAACAGTAGACGCGGTGCAGAATACATAAACAAAAAAACAGCGATGCGAATACAAAGTCGCAATAGCGTTCTTTTTGACAGATTGCAAACGCCCCCGAGCCCCATCCAATCGTGTCTCCCGATCAGCCCTGACCAGCCTGAACCAGCCAAGATCAACCACGACCAGCCAAGACTAGAAACGATCGTGCCAGACTGCGACGGCTCGTGGGCTCGAGTTGTGGGGGACATAGCTTTGGAGCATCTCGGCATAGAGCTCATGCCTTGGCAAATGCATTATCTTGAAAACCTCTTATCGTTCAGCCATTCTCCAGATGGGCAAGATGATCTTGTGCACCGATCTGGATTGCTATCGGTGGCGCGCCAGTGTGGCAAGTCCGTATTGTTGCAATGCGTCATCCTGTTTTGGCTCCTCGAGATGCCAAAGATACGCGGCACTAAACAAACGGTCTTGTCTACCGCTCACACTTTGTCACTTTCTACAATGCTCTTTGAGGAACTTGCACCACTTCTTGAAGATCGCTTTGGCGCAAAAATATATAAGACATTCGGACGGAACTCTGCGACGATGCCAGACGGATCGCGCTGGATGGTACGCGCCGCGAACCCTTCAGTCGGTCACGGCATGAGCGTTGATCTCGCGATAGTGGACGAGCTGTTTGATGTCTCTGAATTGGCTATGGCAGGATTAATGCCGACACAACGCGCACGCCGATCTCCTTTGCTGTTGATGGCAAGCACGGCTGGCACCGAGTCCAGCGCCGCCTTTATTAGATTCAGGGAGAACGCGCTGCGACTAATTGACAAAAAGCAACCCTCAAACTTCTACTTTGCAGAATGGTCTATCCCCCCGGCACTGGATCCAATGCTTGAGTCGTCGTGGCTTTGGGCAAACCCTGCGATCGGACACACTCTTCGCATAGAGACTTTGCGCGCCGAGTCGCAAGATCCAGACCGTGCAAACTTCCTAAGAAGTAGCTGCAATATGTGGATCGCATCGACCCAGTCATGGATCCAAACTCATCTATGGCCTGACCTTGAGTACGAAGGCCCAATCCCTACTGGCGGCGTCATCTCGGTAGAAGCGTCCATGGACGAGTCAAGATATTTTGCGACTAGGTCGGTTGCTCTTGGTGACGGTCGCACCTGCGTCTCGGTCGCCTTCACTGCCGAAACCACTAAGGAACTTTGGGCGCATGTCGCAGCTTTGGCGGCGGATCCTGCGATCAAGTTCATCTTCTCGCCGACGATTGATGCACATTGTCCGCCAGTCTTTGAGCGTCGGCGCGTCGTCATGGGCTACAAAGAAATACTGCAATACACCCCCATCGTAAGAAATATGATTAGCGAAGGTCGGCTAGTTCACACTGGCGAAGCGATGCTT